TTTTAATATATTCATTCAATGATTTTAGAAATTTATTATTGATGTCAAGCACTTCATCCGGTTGCATTTTGTCAACCTGCTCAATTGTCAGGTCTTCAATAATCCCAGCGGTAATCCCTGCCTGAATTGTGTCACGCATGTATGCCCAGCCTTTTTTCTTTTCAATTGCTTCATCACGTGCTTCTTCATAAGCTACTAAGTGTTTAAAATAAATCTTGTTTATTTTCATCATCATCTCCCGTTTTGTTTAGTAGCCTAAAGTAGTGGCAAGGTCGCACACGTGGATTATTGAGCCAAATGTTTCTTCACTTCTGTCATAAGCACCCTGGAAAACAAAGTCAACAACGTTATTGCCGTCTTGTTCACCCATCGCTGGTACATCCTCGAAAAATCCCATTGATTCGAAAATATACGTTTGTTTGGTGTATGCTGTTCCCCCGGTTGCCAGGTCATTACCTTCAAGCAATAACTTAACCCGTCGTGGTTTGTTTGCTCGCCAATCTACAATTTCAGCAAGTGCGGCGGCTTCCCGTTCGATGGTCATGGTAAGACGTGGTACAAATCCAGTGCGTACCAAACCGCAGAATGTCAGCGCCCCGTTTGCCCCGAATTTAGCGACAATACCAGCGTCAACCTCTAATCGCAACCCCAACACAGAGCAAGTCATTTGTGTGTAGGTTACAGAGTCAACATCGTCGATGTACAATTTAGCGTTACCAAACAACATCGGTGATACCGTCGGGATGGTAAGGCCTGCTGTTCTGGTTGTCGGTGTTTGCTGTCTTCCGTACCATTCACTCGACAACGTGAATTGTTGCCCTGGTGAACCTTCCAGCGTCCAGCGACGGCAGAATGAGTATTCCATTTCTTCATCGCCTGCACTGTCACCCATTTCGATGGTCATAGTGTCCGGCAGTGCCGTAGCACTTGTGGGAAATGTGTAAGTTCTAATCTTGCCACTACCAGCCCCGTCATCGGCTGGCGTTGCTTCTGTAATGCTACAATCCAGCACGTGTATCAGTTGCTCCATGTTGGCAGGGTCGAAGTCAATCGTAATCTGCCCGCCCTTGCGTGCTGTGTATTGGTCATTAGTGCCGTTGATCTGGTTCACGTCCTCAACGTGCCGATTATGTACGTCGTCATCGTCAAAAACACCCGTTCCCCTGACAATAGCGGTAGCGGCTACGGCTGTTCCTGATGTGGCTTCACGACCCCATTGTATTAGTCTAGAAAATCTTGCGCCCATAGTTTACTCCTTAAAAAGTTCTCTGTATTTTTATTTCGTTTATCATCAACCGGTAGCCTGTGTAGTCCACACCAGCCAGATTGACTGTTACCAGTTCGTAAGTTGGAATAGCGTCGAAGGTGTCACAATTACCGCCTAATGTCGCATCCTCTAACAGATCGGTGCATATCGCTTCCATCTTGCCTTCAAGTTGTTTGAAAGTTTGTGCCATGTTTGCTTTTGTGCCTAACACGTAAACAGCGATAGAATGAAACGACTGTCCCCAACCGGATGACCTACCCTCAAAGCGTCCGTTTTCCTCGTGGATTTGTGCAAACAATTTCGTCATCTGCTTTTCGGAAGGAAATACATTCGTACCCGTGACATTGACGTTATTTTTGACAAGTGTTTCGACGTACTCGACACAATCTTGTATTGCCATTAGATCAACCTCCGAAATTTACCAATCAGCATCTTGGCGTCTGGGTCATCGGAAGGAATGACGGTTGATTGTCCTGTCTCTGAAAATCCAATCACCCCGAAAGGTGCCTCTGACATGCGTTTGAATAACCGTACAGCCAACAACATGCAGAACGTGGTGATTTCAGGCGGTCTATCTGTAATCGCACAATAGCCAAACTTGCCGACAATCTGCACACCCTGTTTTGTAGCAGGAAAGGTATGCTCTCCCTCAGGGTCAATCTCAATGATGTTTTTATAAGACTGATTGAATGGCAACAGTAAATAATCAGTTGTCGCCCATGTGACCTCAAATGTGCCGTCACCGTCTTCGTCTGTTTTCAGCGTGGTAATTGATACGATGTCTTCTTCAGGAAACAGCGCATTGTAATATTTGGCGGTGTAGTATTTCGTTTCGTCTGCGCTGGTTGTGAAGAATCTACGGTCACACCATGCGTCAATCGCTCGACTAGCGGCTTCGATGACTTTTTCAATCATTGCGTCGCTGGTCGTTTCGGTTGAAATTGTGTAGCCTAATAGTTGTCTGACTTCTGCAAGGGCACAGTACCCATTGGTAATGGTCATCATTTACCGCCTTATTGTTTCTCGTATTTAACAGCCTTCGGATTCTTCTTGGTCGGCTTGGTCATAATCTTGGTTGCAATCCGTTCTGGAATCCCCAAAACATGCACATAACCAGCCCTGAGAAAATCGTCCAGTTGTTCGTCTGGTACTTCTGCAATCTGTCCTGGTGTAAATAATCTGCCATATACAAACTGCTTGAGTACCTTCACTTTTGTTACGTTCACCTTGTCCTCCTTCGGGTATAAAATCACCCCGTTATCCTCGATGTGTCCGCATATCACGTCAAAGCGGCACACCTGCTTAATTCCTTTTTTCGTGCAATCAACAGCGAACCCCCAATCAGGGGCAAAATTCATATCGGTTGATCGGAATGGTATTTTTTCCAACACGTCACGCTTGACCAACATAAAACCCATGCCAACCCCTGACACCCTGACAATCTTTTTCCGAAACGCTGCAATAAACCATTCCCTTTTGTGTGTAAACGACTTGCCAAGATTCGGGCTGTCATCAATGTGCGTGAAGGCGTTCACGCATTTTGCCCCATGTCGTAACTGGTACAATCCATAGGCGACGGGCACATTGATCTCGAATAACTTAATCAGCCCGTCTTCAGGGACGATCATGTCATGCTCAAATGTCAATAAGTAGTCATAGCCTTCAGCAAGCGTCTTTTTGTGTGCGTTCTGGTACATCCGCAATGTGTTCATGTGCTTGTATTCAGGGTTCTTGATTGGATTGTCCCTGACGATGAATTTATCCACAGTCACGCCTTCGGGTGCTTTCAATGCAAGAAAACTTTCCAGTGACTCATTCCAGTATTGATCTACGCCGTCTTTTTGATAGGTTGGGAAGATTGCTAAGATTTTTGTCATGCTATTCTTTTCCATTCAACGGGCAGCGTGGCGTGACTTTTTACCATGCCACCGTGTAATAAATAGTCTTCTCGTTTTGTTGGTGGTTGTCCGTATGCGTCTGTATTTCCGTCTGTGACTGCATCACAACACAGATACACAACACGGGTACACCCAAACCACCCAGCAAACTTTTCAGCGATTACAACGCTTGGTAAATTCCACTTGATTTTGAAATCTCTCTCTACATCGAACGAGTAAGCGGGTTCATAATCCACGCCGTCTATTTCTGCTAACGCTTCGCGTTCGTGTAATAACAAAGTTGCTTTCTGTGGATAAAAAAACAAGTGGTCTTTCTGCAATGAGTACAGCGGGTTGTCAGGCTGTAATGACTCAACTACCTTGATTGCTTGATTTATCGCCATTACAACACCCTCAAGATGTTCTAACCGTAACCTTCCTAGAGATTTACCCCGTCCAATTACGGTTAGAACTTCGTCATTGTGTATGCCTGACAACTCACTAATCGTCATCACTATGCGGAGGGGTGCACACCGTAACCAATGGCTTCAGCGTTCAACACACCGTAAACAGCGTCAAACAGGAAGACAAGTTCAATCTGTCCGTATCTTGCCCGTGTGTAAGGATCACGAATCATTTGCAATCCAGCACCGTTGCGAACACCAACCGATGACCAGTCACCGAAGAACACGGATTTCTTTGAAGCTGCGATAGTGTCGGCTTTGTTGGTGAAGTTCACGGGATAACCTAAGATTCCAGGTGATTGAACGCCAGTTCCTTGTGGAGTTGACACGTAGGAACGGGCATTACCAACCAGTGAAGCAATCTTGCTGTAAGAAGGCCCTGACATTACCCACGCAGGAGATCCACCTTCAAGGTAGGAGACCATATCAGCCTGGAATACCATGGCTTCCAGTTCACCGACTGCAACCGCGGTAGCAGATGCGAAGGTTTTCAACGATGTACCGTAGCTTTCCACCTCGGTGATAAGCAGGTCGTTGTGGGTTTTAGCCATACCACGCCCGACAAAGTTGGAGAGGAACGCTAATAGTTTGGCATCTTCGTCACGAAGTAATTCATGAGAGATTCGGATGATCTTTGAGTATTTTTTGAAGGTCAAAGATTTCTTTCCGGTGGCAGGTGCGTCATCGTCAAACTCTGCGGTTTCTGTGGTGTGTACAAACTCGCCATCAGCTTCGTTGTCGTAAGGTACATCAACGGTTGTTCCAATACCAGGGATTTCAGTCACGCCCAATTTTCCAGCCAATGCCATTTCATCCTTACGGGTGATGACTTGCTGATAAAACCCGGTAGGTACGAGATATTGCCCGTCAACGTTTGTGGTGATGTTCATGTCAGTATCATTGGAGGCTTTCATGCTTGCCATGACGCTGTTTTCTTGTCCGGTTTTGACAAAGTGGGTAAAAGCTTTCAACTCGTCTTTTTCACCTAAGCCCATTTTCAGGTGAGCAGGTGCGCCTTTTACTTCAGCAGGAAAGACGTCTTTCATCGCCTTTGCTAATTTTTCGTAATCGATTTCAGGTGCGACTTTTTCGACCTGTTCAACTTCTTTAATTTCAGTTTCCATGTTAAACTCCTCATGTTTTTTGTTTTTGGTAATAATTGCGCTCTCAAGCACTAACTCCGCTTCCGCTTCCGGCTCTGATTCGGGATCTGCATCGCCTGCACTGTCCGTATCCTGTGGCTCTTCCGCTTTCGCTTCGTTTGTGCTTTTCTTGCGTACTATTGCTAATTCGTTTGCTGGACGTCGCCATTCGTTCGTGTCGAATAAGGCAACTTCCCCAACTGCCCAAACATCAATCAATCCACCCTCTGCATACCGAACCATGTGGCTGACTGCACCACTGGACGCTTTCACGTCACGATTTTCTGCAATCGCCTTGATGATTCGTTGTGCTAACTCCTCGTCGCTGTCTAGAAATGCATCGCCCCAATGCCCCTGATCGTCCCTGTGTGTGTACACTAAACGCCCGATAATGGCTGGTTTGTCCTGCATTTTGGTTGGATCATCAGCCCCGAACCCGTGGTAATAGGTTATGGGCCGAGTGTCACCAGGTTGTAAGACAATATCTGTGTCCTCGTGAAACGCTTCCCCGTCGCTGTCACGCCCTTTGATGTGTCCGCCAAAAGGCACGAACAGAACGCTCAACGGTTCGCTCTGATATTCCTCGATGGGTTTCAGCGACTTGGTTGATTCAGGCTCTCTTTCGATTTCGCCAATGTCTCTGATTTTCAACTTCAATTTTTCCAATATTTACCTCCTGACGGTGTAAAATAAAAGACGGCGTATCAACGACCAAATAAATTGGTAATCAATACGCCGTCTTCTGACCTTGTTGCGTCTCGTGTTTTGTACCTTTTCGCTATCGACTCAACGAGTCCTGTAAGCTATCCTGTACGAACACATATTCAATTATAGAACATATATACCACGTTATGATTATATTGTCAAGTGGTTAATGTAAATTTGTATTTATATCCTTGTTGTTCTGTGTACCACGCGTAAATAAGGTAATGATTCACCGTCAATATTTTCAAACGTATCATGCTCAAATATTAATTCTAATTCAGGAAAATACATATTCCAATTATTATATATTTTAGCTTCTATAAGTTTTGCATCTTCTGGAACACCTTCAATGCATTCAATGATTGATTCCTTTCCAATATTCCAACCTTTTGTTACCATTTCAACTACTATTTTACTTGTTACAATTACTTTTGCTTTTCCCATCTCATTCTCCTACCTAAACCCTAATTTATGCAGGCCCTTCTTTATTGCCCATCAATCTTTGCTGAAATAAAATCCATAATGATATTTAATGCCTTATCGGATTCTTTTTCTACAACGTCACCAGTTGTTAACCATCCTCTAGCTTTATGAAACTTTGCTTGTTTTGTATGTCCTTGAACCCATTTGCCATATGATGCATTGTTTCCAACTGTGATAGTCATACCACTGTTTGATTTTTTGACAGTCCAGCGTTTACCCAATGTTTCTGATGTCTTACGTCCACCCATGCCGCCTGATTTCTTGACGTAGCGTGTACCATAACCGCGCTCGTACCATCTGCCTGGATATGGTTTAGGTTGGTTTGCTACTGATGAAGGTGGATATTCGCTGATAACGCCTTTTAGATATACACCAGCGGCATACATGCCAGATTTAAACGCAGGCATGATATTTAGCGATTCCGCTATTTTTGCAAGCTCTCTGGTGTCGATTGATATTCCTACTTCAGTCATTTTTCCTCATTCTGAAATCATGTCTTAACCAACACCGACAACGTGGATGGGCTGGAGGATTCTCCGTCCAGTTGCTACCGCGTGGCTGTTGGTGGCGTGGTGCGCAAATCGGGCAGGTAATGTCATCGCGATTAGTTAACCAAATGTCGATTGACTCCATGCCTGGATTGTCGGCTATAATCTTGTCAACTACACGCTGTTCACCTTCAGCGGCTGCCCGTGTGACTTCCGTGACCGCAATCATCTCGGCGCGCATGGGACTGAATATGCCAGATAACGAACGCTGTAAATCTCCAATCGTTGTAGGATTGCGAAAATACGCATCAATCGAATTTCTCAATAATCTCTGTGATGTTTCAGTAATACCACGCACCAATTCAAATGTGTATTGACTTGACCATGTAATTGCGTTCTCGTTTATCAATCCCCAATCAACACCTATACTTGTTTCTCGTAATTGCGTTTCTGCCTGCTGAATGAAAATATCCCTCAATATCGGCTCTATTGATGCCTGTAAAGCGTGTCCGCTATTATTCCAAAATGTAATTGGTACGTTATAAATATTTGGTGGATCACCCAATAAATCCATCAACTTGGATAATTCTCCGCGTAAATCACGCGAGATTGTCCGCGCTAACAATGCTTCAAGCGTATCACGATTGACAACATCTGCCATTATGGATACTCCGCCCAAACTAACACATTACTAAATATGTCTGTAATATCCTTTACAGATTGTGCAGCCGCCAATGCCCCTGATATTGCTCCCTTCAGGCTTTCCGGTATGTAATCGCTCTCAAAGTCACAATCTGCGCCCTTGCCGTCTTTCAGGCGTTTGGTTGCCTTGCGTTGCCAGCGTTTCAAGTCCTCTTGCATGGGGTCATCTTCCTGCTCTTGTGGTAATGCTGGTTGAGTTGGTTGAGTTGGTTGTTCTTGTTGCCTTAATAATTGTTCGTCCGTCAATTCAATTCCTGACAACTCCGCCGCATTAAGAACGTGTAAACCAGCCTCAACGTATAATTTAAACACCTGCGCCCGTTTTTCTTCATCTTCCTGGTAGATGGGAAGAGAACCGAAATCAAAATCTAATCTTGCCCCGACGTCTGCCAGTAATTGCGTGTTGATGGTGTCACGTAATCGATTTGCTTTCGGGACAATGGTTTCGTCATAAAATCCCTTGCGGTGTTCTTTAGCGGTTGCGTAGTTGGCTGCATCCTGCAACATGGTTTTGGGAATACCGAACGCTAATGCAACGTTGCTCAATGCCTGCTGGTACAGCTCGGTCATAGCAAGGTCTTTCATCGGTGGTGTCAGTTGTTGGGTAGTGATTGCCCCAGCCCGAATACCGACAACATTGAAAGCGTTTGAAATTGAACTAATCATGTTCTTCATAATCCGTTCAACTCTGCTTACTTCTTCTTTTGGTGTTGATACGTCCATCCCCAGGAACGTTACAGGCATTGCCCCACCCTCGAAGAACTTGGAAGCGAACCGATCCATGTAGTGCAACAATGACGCGTTTGTCAATGCTACCTCTGCATTACCTACGCCATTTGTCACGTCATTTGCAGGGTCGAAGTCTGCGAAATATACGATCTGATATCGGTTGGCTTCTGGGAAGTTTACCCATTGTGTACCGCTTGGGTTCTGTGTGAACAAAACAGCCTTTTCACGTTCCCGATATTCTACGGTCATGCTGTAAGGATTGCGGTAATACACGTTCTGCGGTTTGCTGTACCCATTTTGAACCCGTTCCCAAAAAGCAGAACCCGTCAAGCACATCGAAGCGGTAGCCTTCCAAATCAAGTTGCTAAACCCTTCCCTGAACATCCATTCCGTCTCGACGTCTTTTTTCGTGTTGGCTTTGTAGAACTTTACAGGCACGCTCGCAACGGAATTTGCAATCAATGTCACCGCCCTGAATATCAGCGGAACGTAGGTGTAAGCAGTTGCTGTGTCTGTGACCTTGTCGGTCGAACCCATCAGCTCACTGAACCAATATGGAATCTGTGTCACTGATTTTGTACTCTTATTAATCGTTGTTGTCTCTAGAAATGAACTTGCCATATTACCTCACTATCCGCCGAATAAAATGACGCTGCTAGTATTTCCAGCTTCGTACGCTAAAGCAGAAGCAATAACGGTATCGTCATGCCCGTCACCTTCCGCTGCTAATCGCCAAAGTCCTGTTGTTGTCTGCGATGCTACAAATGTTTTGAACTCGTGGCGTGTTACCTGATCGTCTAACAACTTCCAACCCTTCTCGTGAATGGCTTCGTGTAAGTTGCTCATTATCTCTGCCTTGCTTGCGTTGGTTGTATCGAATGGAATTATGCTTAACCCGTCTTCCCTCAACGCTTCAATGTTTACCGCTCCGATACTGTTCTTTTCTGCAAGGATAGATTCAAGATGCCATTTGTGATACATCGCTCCAATTCGTTTTCGTATTTCAGCCCATGAAAGATTATTGATGCGTAA